GCTTCCCGGCGGTGTTGACGGACGAGTGTCTCGCTGAGTGGGATGTGTACCCGTGCCAAGCCACGACGCCGCCGCCTGTTGATTACACGCAGAACCTGACGATGGGCGAGCCGGTTCTCATCGACGGTGTTTGGACACAGACATGGATCGTGACCCCGGCCAGTCCTGACGAGATTGCCGAACGCGAGGCAGATATGCGCCAAGCAAACAAGGCGCAGGCGTCTACGCTCCTCACCGAGACGGACTACACCGATCTACCGAACACCGCCGACAAGATCGTCAATTTGGGAGCCATTCTGGCGTACCGTGAAGTGCTCCGCATTATCGCGATAAACCCACCGCTGACCGTCGATGCGTGGCCGGTCAAGCCTCAAACTATCTGGGCGCAAGCCTCGCAGCTTTGATTTAAAGGTCGCATCTTAATTGTTTGGCTTCTCGCCTTTTTCGGAGACCCCCTTTTCAGCCTTGGCTGAAGAGCTAGGCCAAACGCTTGTCCAAACGGTTCGCTTTGACAACGCCAATGCCTTCTACAGCGCGGCTATAGCAGCCGGGGCGGTCAACCTATCGGCGAACCTCTACACCAACACCAACGCTTTTTATTCGGCCACGATCACACCAGGCGCTGTCAATCTTGCGCCAAATCGTTATGACAACACCAACGTCTTCTATTCCGCAACCATCGTGCAGGCGGGCGGCACTCAGGCGCTGGTGCAGGATGCGCGCTATAACAACGTAAACGTCTTTTACTCTGCCACGATCAGCGAAACCATCCTCGCTGGTGGTGGCGGGGAAGAAGGACGCACCAAGCGAGCGCGCAAGAAGAAGCGCAAGATCGTCTATCAGGTCGATAACCGGCTCTTCGAAACGGCAACGGCTGCTGCGGCCTATGCGGCCAGCCTGGTGGCATCGCCAGCCGCTGAAACAGCACTTACTGCGCCAGAACAACGCCGCGTCTTATCAACCATAAAGATTGATGATAAAGAACTAGATGTTGAAACATTAATTCCGGTTAAAGCCACTAAGGCATTCATTGCCGATCTGGTGCGAGCCGAGATGCAGAAGGCGTTGCGCCAGATCAAACTGGCCAACGACCGTGAGGAGTTAGAGGTGGTTACGATCATTGCTCAAATGCTGTTTGGGGATGACGTGACCATCTATCGAGATGTGGTTCCACCCACCACGCAATTTGGGTGAGTTTGACGGGGTTAACATGAGCAAGGCAGACATTGAAAACGACGACACGCTTGATACGGTAATGATCGACACCGAAGAAACTGGCAGCGCCCAAGATGAGACCAAAGCCGTCTTGGACAACGACAGCGATGACGATGATGCCGAGGACGTAGTTGTTTCCATTAACGGGGAATCGCCACCCCAAGAGGAAGAGGTTCGCGCACCCGATTGGGTTCGTGAATTGCGTAAGTCGAACCGGGAAAAAGAGCGGAAGATTCGCGAACTCGAAGCCAAGCTGACTACCACAGCGACTGAGAACAAGCCGGTCGTGTTGGGTGCCAAGCCTTCGCTGGAAGAATGCGATTACGATTCCGATCTGTACGAAAGCAAACTCTCCAACTGGTACGATCGCAAGCGCGAATCAGATCAGGCCGAGGCACAGGCCCGCCAATCACAGCAGGCCGAAGCTGACGCATGGAGCGAAAAGCTGGTGTCCTACAACAAGGCTAAGGCTTCGTTGAAGGTGCGCGACTATGAAGAGTCCGAGGCATTCGCTCAGGACAATCTGACGGTCACGCAGCAGGGCATCATCATTCAAGGCTCTGACAACCCGGCGCTGATTATCTACGCACTTGGCAAGAACACAAAGCGCGCCAAGGAACTCGCCTCAATCAATGACCCCGTGAAGTTCGCCTTTGCGGTTGCCAAACTGGAGACTCAGTTGAAAGTGACCACCCGCAAAGCATCGACCGCGCCAGAGCGCACAATCGCCAATGGTGGCGGGCGGCTCTCAGGTGCTATCGATTCCACACTAGACCGCTTGCGCGCGGAAGCCTTGCAGACCGGCGATTTGTCGAAGGTCATGGCTTACAAGCGAAGCAAAAAATAACCCTAACCTTTTGGAGTTAAGACAATGGCCAACGCTTTTAGTAAGGAGGAAATCGTTGCTTTCGAGAACATCCTCGAAGGTTTCAACGACGCCCTGATTCTCTCGAAGAACATCAACATCTACAACACCAACGGTGTTACGATGGAACGCGCCCGTGACACCATGTGGCGTCCGCAGCCCTACATCGCACAGAGCTTCAATCGCATCGTTGGCAACACCATTGCCAGCGACATTCAGACGATGACGCAGCTTTCGGTGCCTTCGACGCTCGGCTTTGCCAAGTGCTCGGCTTGGCAGATGAACGCTCTTGAACTGCGCGATGCGTTGCAAGAAAATCGCCTTGGCGATGCTGCAAAGCAGAAGCTGGCTTCGGACATCAACCTGTCGGTTATGGACTTGGCTGCTGCTCAGGGTACGCTCGTTGTTCCGGTCTCGACCGCTGCTGGCGATTATGATGATATCGCACTTTGCGACAGCATCATGAACGAACAGGGCGTCATGGCCGGTGATCGCTACCTCGCTCTGTCGAGCCGCGACTACAACGGCATGGCTGGCAATCTGGCGGTTGCTACTCGTTCGTTCACCGGCACCAAGTCATCGAACGCTTACGAGCGCTCCTTCGTCGGTGAGGTTGCATCGTTCCAGACCTATAAGCTGGACTATGCAAACCGTTGCGCTGACAACTCGGCAAGCCGCACCATCGCCACCAACGGCGCTCAGGTGCGTTATGTCCCGCAGGCAACGACCACCAGCACTGGCGGCATTCTCAACGTCGATAACCGCTATCAGACGGTTACCGTGTCCTCGTCGGTCGGCATCACTGCTGGCGATGCGTTCACGATCACCGGCATCGAAGCTGTGCATCACATCACCAAGCGCAGCACCGGCCAGTTGAAGACGTTCCGCGTTATCAGCGTTCCTGCTGGCGGCACCACGCTCGTCATCAGCCCGCCGATCATCGGTGCAAACTCGTCGCCAACCGATGCCGAGCAGCAGTACCAGAATGTTGAAGTGGTGTCGGTCTCCGCGACTGCCCCGCTGAACTTCCTGAACATTGCAGCTTCGAACATCAACCCGTTCTGGCGCAAGGACTCCATCGAACTGCTCCCGGGCCGTTACGCTGTGCCGGATGGCGCAGGCGTTGACGTTCTCCGCGCTTCGACGGATCAGGGCATTGAACTGGTCATGACCAAGAAGTTCGACCCGCTGACGTTCCAGACGCTTTACACGCTGGACACGCTCTATGGTGTCGTGATGACCAACCCTGAAATGGCAGGCATCCTGCTTTTCAATCAGGTCTAAACTGAGCGGGGGAGGGCTTCGGCTCTCCCCCAATCACTTGAGGGAATGGGCATGAAGAAACCAACCAAAGCAGCCGCCAAGATCGCTAAGGTCATGGGCGAATACAAAGAGGGCAAACTCCACGCTGGCGTCAATCCCAAGGGGCCAAAGAAGGCCGCCATGGTCAAGAACCCCAAGCAGGCTATTGCCATCGCTCTGAGCGAAGCTGGCATGGCCAAGAAGGCCAAGAAGAAATGATGAAGCCGGGTCTCTATGCGAACATCAACGCCAAGCGTAAGCGCATCGAAGCCCAAAAGGCTGCGGGCGAAACGCCTGAACGCATGAAGAAACCGGGTAGCAAGGGCGCGCCGACCAAGGCCGCTTTTATTGCATCTGCCAAGACTGCCAAGCCAGCGAAAGCCAAGAAGAAATGACCGACTTTCCTACCATCATGTATCGGACGCCGGGCCTACATAAAAAGCCGCGCGGCGGCACTTACGCATACAAGGGCGCTGCCGATCAGGCGGAGTTTGATATGCTTCTAAGCCGTGGCTGGTTCCCGTCTTACGAGGACGCGGTGGTGGGAAAGATCGTCGCTGCCGTTAGCGAGATCGATACCGTATCGCCTGCAACACGCGATGAACTGGAGGCCAAGGCCAAAGAACTTGGGGTCTCGTTTAATGCGCGGACTTCTGATAAGACGATTGCGGAGCGTATCGCGTCGGCTCTGGAGGTTTAGGTGGGTTACAGCAAGCGCCAGTTTATCGAAGCGGCCTTCGAGGAAATCGGGCTTGCGAACTATGTGTTCGATTTGCAGCCGGAGCAGTTGCAGAGCGCGCTTCGTCGCCTCGATGCAATGATGGCGGAATGGAACGCGAAGGGTCTGCGCCTTGGTTACTCCATGCCGAGCAGCCCACAGGACAGCGACCTAGACGATCCAACCAACGCGCCAGACAGCGCATGGGAAGCTGTCATCACGAATCTGGCTGTGCGTATCGCACCGGGCTACGGCAAGACCGTTTCGCCTGATACAAAGATGGTCGCCAAGAACGCTTACAACACCCTATTGCAGCGCGCGACGTTCCCGCTGGAGCAGCAGTTGCCGTCAACCATGCCGCTTGGCGCTGGCAACAAGCCTTGGCGCTGGGATACGCCATTCATGCCGATTCCGGCTGATCCCGTAGACGCTGGGCCTGATGGCCCGATTGAATGGAGCTAACGTAATGCCGACAATCAACCAGCTTCCCACTGTAACGCAAGTCTCCGGCGGCGACCAGATTCCGCTATTTGTCACCAGTCAGGGCGATGCGCGGCGCTGCTCAATCACCACCATGATTGCTTACATGGAGGTGAACTTCGGTGCCGTTGTGGCGCAGACCGTCAATACCATTCCGGTGACATTTGTGCAGCTTCCCA